TTGGCACGATCTCGTTTCCGAGGTTGCAATGCCACCGGGTGGAATCCTTGCGGTGGATTCGAGCCTTGATGACCAGAGATACTGCGGAGTTAGGGCCGTCCAACATGACGGCCGCGTAATCGTGACTACCGAATTTGTGGTTGATTCTCAAGCCCAAATGTGGGCTGAAGTCAATCGCGTTATGCAGGATCGGGACGTGCAACTTCGAGTCAACCCAACCATCCATCCCAACGTGCCACCCGATTTTGCTAGGCGCACTCAGATCGTTGGATATCGCGAAATGAAAACGGCGACACCAATGGTTCGGTCAATGATTATTGAGGACAAGTTGCGTCACACTGGCGAAAACTCTTTGGCTGAACACGTCACGCGCGCGGTCATGGTCAAACTGTCTGAGGGTGCCGCACCGTTGTCTAGTCAGAAATCACCCGGTCCGATTGAGTTGGCGCGTTGCATGGTTTGGGCCGCAGCTGAAGCAGGGCGTCCAGTCAGGTCATCTAGGGCTGCTTTTGCTTTTGGCTGAGGGTACTTAACACAGGACAAAAAGTGTGAGAGAATCGCTAGTGATGGCTCTTTTCGGTAGCAAGAAAGTTAATGCGACCCCCGCGTTTGCGTCTGTTCCCGTTCAGGCCGCCGCAGGTGCGGCCTCGCAGGTAGGCGAGTATTATGCGTACTCTGTCGGGGAGTTGCAGAGGCTCGCTCTATCTGTGCCTACCGTTTCGCGTTCCATTCAAATGATTGCGTCCATGGTCGGCTGCTTAGAACTGAAGCACTATACGACCCAGTGGACTGGCGAAGAATACGAAGAGATCTATTTGGAAAACGAGTCGTGGATGGATCAGCCCGATCCGCGCGTCACTCGAAACTTCATTTTCTCGCAACTAGTCAGTGACCTAATGCTGTGGGGTCAGGGGTTTTGGTACATCACCAGCCGATCCTCCGCGACAGGCCGTCCGCTTTCGTTTGAATGGCTACCCGCGTCAATGGTCAGTCTGGGCGACCAGCAAACCGCACAGCGTTTCGGCCCATCAAATGACATCATGTTTAACGGTGTGCAACTAAACACTGATGACGTCGTGCAGTTCTTGGCACCGACTCAAGGACTGCTTTACACAGGCAACCGTGCCATCATGACGGCGATCAAATTGCAGCAGTCCGCCGACCGTTTTGCAGTCAATGAGATTGCTGCCGGGTGGCTTCAACAAACCGACGCATCCGAACCAATGTCCGCTGAAGATCTAAGTGAACTCGCAGCTGCTTGGCGTAACGCTCGTCAAGTTGGGGCTATAGGCGCGCTCAACAGCGTCGTCACATTCAAGGAATATTCAAGCGACCCGAACAAACTCCAACTTGTTGAGTCGCGCCAGTTCCAAAGTCTTGAATTATCGCGTGCAACGGGAATCCCACCGTACCTTTTAGGAATCGGGGTGCCCGGTTCGTACACATACCAAAACGCGCAACAAGCACGCCAAGACCTTTACCTGTTTGGCGCAAAACAGTACATGGACGCAATTGAGCAGACACTCAGCATGAACCAAATTTTGCCCCGCGGACGGTACGTCGAATTTGATGTTTCTGACTACATCTACGAAAACGATTTAGGGAATGTTGAGCGCGAACCGTCCGCAACAGAACGAACATCTGAGGAGATTTCATGATTCGCTTTCACGCAGAAATTCCGACACTGGATTTTGCAAAGTCAGAAGATGACGCACCCGCGTCTATCTCTGGTATCGCTGTCCCGTGGGCACCAACTACAGCAGTAGTTTCAGGTGGTCAAAAGGTCGCGTTTGCTCGCGGTGCTTTTGATGTCAATCAGAAAGCCGCCAAACTTATAGAAGGACATGACTTAGGTCAGTTACGTGGCACAGTTAACGCGTTGGCCGATATGGAAGAAGGCTTGGGCTTTACCGCAACCTTTGCCCGCACGCGCGCCAGTGCTGACGCAGTCGAGTTGATTCGCTCGGGTGCGTATGACGCAGTGTCCGTAGGCGCAGAAGTTCAGGAGTCGCACTACGACAAAGAACTTAAAGCCACCGTTGTGACCCGCGCCAATCTCGTTGAATTGTCACTGGTCGCCGTACCAGCGTTTTCGGGCGCAGAAATACGCGACCTAGTTGCCCAAGCCGACGAACCCGACGAAGAAATCCCAACAGAAACAACCCCAACACCATCCGAGGAGGATGAAACCATGTCAGAACCCACAACCGTTGAAGCCGCCGTAGCGACTCAACCGATCTATGCAACCGCCAAGCGCGAATTCAAATTGCCGTCCGTCAGCGAATACATCTCAGCATTCGTTCGTGGCGGAAGCGATTTCGCACAACTCAACGAAAACATTCGCGCCGCCGCGCCGAACGTGACCACGCCTGATCTGCCCGGTGTGATCCCGACTCCCATCATTCAAAATGTGGTGAACACGTTTGTTGGCTCGCGTCCTCTCGTGGATGCAACCACATTGCGCCCCATGCCGCAGGGAGGCTCCGTTTTCATTCGTCCCGTAGTGAGCGTCCATAACTCAGTGGGCACCGCCACACAGAACACCACGATCACCGCGTCACAATTTGAAATCAATGACGTGCAGATCACCAAGACAATTCAGGGTGGCTATGTTGAAATCAGCGAAGCCGCAATTGACTGGTCACAGCCTGAAGCACTCGGACCGTTGCTTGACGACATGATGCGCGTCTACATGGACCGCACCGACTTGCTCGCCTGCTCGGAATTGCAGACTGGCACCACCAACAGCAACAACTTTGCTAACGCATCAATTGCTGACCCGGCTTACTGGGTTGAGTGGATGTACACCGCAGCTGCCGACATCTTGACTGGCTCGAATGGCAACTTGCCGTCCGTCCTCGCTGTGTCACCAAACGTCTGGAAATTGATGGGTAGTTTGTCGGATACCGCTGACCGTCCGTTGTTCCCACAGGTGGGCCCAATGAACGCATACGGTTCACTCAATGTCGCTTCGACACAGGGCGCGTTTGCTTTCGGTTTGCGCGTCGTGGTTGACCGCAACTTGACCTCGGCTGGCATGACCATCCTTGATCCGCGTGCCCTTGAATCGTTTGAATTGAATAAGGGCCTCATTTCCGTGGAACAACCCTCACAACTCAGCAGGCAGATCGCAGTGCGCGGGTACTGGGCAAGTAAAGTTGTTTCCCCAGAACTTGCCATTAAGGCCGCTTTCGTCTGATAGACGGAACTGAGTAGAGAGACTGCACCATGGCCACATTTAGCGTGACGCACCACCAGCGTCTAGACGATGTTGCTGTGGTGCAGACCCTCGAATCAACCGACATCACAGTCGGCCAGACAATCACACTGACAGGACTCGGTCACGGCCTGAACGGCACGCACATTGTTATCGCTGTACCGGTCAACTTGTTCGCTGGCGTTAACGAAGCAGGCGACCTGCTTTACAACGAAAACGAAATCATTGTTAACCAGTTGATGTTTCAAGATGTTGGCGACGATCTAGAACGGTCCGCTGCCGATCCGTTTGGAACTTTGACATGGACTTTGACTTGTACATGGTTGTCATCAGTTGCCCCGGTGCAAGAATTTCTTGGGATCTCGTCGGCCACGGCAAATGACACCGCGTTCCTCACTACTTGTGTCGCAGCTGCAAACGCTTGGTGTTTCAGGCGTCGCGTGCAGGCTGGTTACCACGACAGTCTGACGACTGCCCCTGACAGTGCAGCACTGTTAGGAACCACGCTTTACGCCGCAGGGCTTTACCGTGAACGCGGGACCACTGGAGACAGTTACGCGTCGTTTGGTGACATGACAGGACCACCGCTTATGACCTTGGGTCGAGTGAACCAGTTGCTCGGCATTAAACGATCGCAGTGTGCATGAAATGGCAGGCATCTTCACGGACACCGTTGACACCGTGTCAGCGTCGCTCACAGCCCTCGGGCTTAAGCCTGTCACCGATCCGCGCAACGCACGACCGCTCACCGTGTTCGTGGAATTACCGACGTTCACTTGTTTCAACAACCAAATCGCAGACATCACAGTTGATCTCCGAATCCTCGGCGCGCCACCCGGCAATAGCGATTCGGCAAACTACATTCTTGAAGTCTGCGACACCATCATGAACAGTTCTATTGCCGTTGTGAGTGGCTCACCATCGCTCGCTCAGATCGGTTCACAAGAATTACCCGCATACGACCTAACAATCAGAATCGCTTCCAAGCGCATCCCATAAAGGAAAAACCATGCCCACAACAAAAACCGTTTACCTGTCCAACCCAACCGTCTTAATCGGAGCCGTGGATGTCACGCAGAACACCTCTGCGGCCTCGCTTGAGATCGGTTACGACTCACTTGAATCCACGACCTTCGGCGATACC